AAGTGCATCTCAAGATTTAAATGAAAGCGCCAATGAGATTGAACGGTTGCGGGAAGAACGTCATGGATTGCGGGAAGTGTTGCAGTTTTATGCGGAATTTACAAAAAGTACTTCGCGATATAGGGATATGGTTCATTATCTTAGTGATGGCGGTAAACTTGCAGCACTTGCACTGAAGGACGGTGAGTGATGCGACAAGGCGCTGACATGGCGGCATATAAGGAACGCAAAGATGATTTATATGAAACTCCAGATATTGCGGTTAGGGCTTTATTGCAACATTGGGAACCGCCGAATGCTTTTGTCTGGGAACCTTGCGCTGGTAGGGGTGCTATAAGCCGAATATTAATTCAAGAAGGGTATGTAGTATCTGCCCAAGATTTAGTGAATCATCCCGGCAAAGACAATTATATTAAAACCGAAATAGATTTTTTAATGGAGTCGGCACCGCCGATGACCAATATGACTATCGTGACCAATCCGCCTTACAAATTGGCAAATCAGTTTATTCGGCACGGATTGAGTATGAATTGCGTTTTTGTAGCTTTATTACGGTTAATGGCTATAGAAGGGGCTGGCCGATCTGATATAATGGCTAAATGTTCACATATTTTTGCCGGAATAGAGAGATTGCCAATGCTTCACCGTGAAGGATGGATGGGTGCTAAACAGATAAATAGCACAATTCCCTATGGTTGGTTTGTGTTTGACCCAAATCATACAGGGGATACTATTCTTCGACGTATATCATGGCGCGTATAAAAAGAAGATATACCATGTCGCGTATAAAAAGATTTTGGGTTTACCTTAGAAAAATGAATAATTCTTTGGCGCGATGGGCTGTTGTTGCAATGTCGTCAATGACTTGCGTTTATTTGTTTTTGATTTGGTCATTGTTACCAGCTTTGGATAAGCGGTGGGAAACATTGGTTTTTTATATAAGCGGTGGTATAATTCAGCTGGTTGCTTTGCCATTAATTATGGTTGGACAGCGTTTAGAAGGCAGGGAAATGGATCGTCGTGCTCAACGGGATCATGAATTGCTACTTGAAATACGAAATATGATTCGTGGACTTGAGGATGAAGAAGAAGTCGATCGTTTTAAACAGGCTATGTTAATGATGGCTTATGTGGATGGCGATGTTCCGAACCAAGGCTTTGCTGGTGCGGTTATGAAAACCATGGAGAAGTAAAATGGGTGCTTTATTAGATTGGTATAATGATTGGTTAAAACAACAAAAGAAATTTGTAAAAATGATGGAAACGGCCTTTGATCCTCTGGCCTATAAAGAAATAGTAGAAATTTTAAGGGATCAAGCAAAAGATTGTGAAAACAGTGAACGTGATCCTAAAACAGGGGAATCTACATGGCTAAAAGAAACCACGGTAGAATGGCAAGCTGCTGATTTATTAGAGGAATATAAAGCGGAAATAGATAAATATGAGGAAATGATTAATGATTTGATTGAATTATCATATGCCCAACGGATGGTGCTAGGTTTAGATGATAATTTAAAAAAAGAATAAAAAAGGGGGCCGAAGCCCCCAATTTCAATGATTATCGGCTATACGGTCCCAATTTGCGTCAAACTGCGCTGTCCAGCGGTCTTCTTCAAGGGTATCTACCATTTCTTCAGCGTCTTTAACTACCGCTTTAAGGGCTTCTAAAGCCTTGCGCTCATTATAATTATTAAGTTCCATTGTCTTATTCCATAATACGGCAAATTCGTCTTGAAGGGCTTCGATTTGTTCATCAATGGTCATTGGTATCTCCTACGTTAAAGGGGTGGGGGCCGAAGCCCCCTTTTTTAATCAATATTGCAGTAAGCATCTAATGCTGAATGCTTATTATCAAATGCTTTGTGAAACCAGCGGGGATCGCGTGGATGGATATTTTCAGTACGCACAAACCACGTATCGGCAACATCGCCATATCCGTTCCAACCTGCCTTACGATACACTAACGAAACCTCAAATGATTTGTTGTCGAAGGTGTCAACTTTTTTGGTCATTATAATTTTTGGAAGTGTCATTTTCATCTCCTGCGTTGCGGTGCGTTTCAATCACCGTATAAATAATGTATGCGAATTGTATGAGATTGTAAATAGGGAAAATGCAGATTTTTATAATTATTTTTATTTTATTTGTTTGAACTGCCCGAACCAAAGATATAGATTATAAAAAGATGGCCCCGCTGGAGATGATTCTCAACAGCAGGGCCAATCTGAACCACAACAAGGCTTTGCAGGTCCAAAAGGTTCAGACAATGCAGAAGATATATTTAGACGACCGTCTGATCAAGTGGAATCCGTAGGCCTTGTGAACATATAAGGTATTACCCGGCAGAATAGCCGATTGAGTAAATGCTTGGTGCGGGTTTAGACGGGTCTTTGATAGTTCTCCCGATATATAGAATTAAGGCGTGTTAGTGGCCTATAAACATTAAAGAAGACACTGCCGGAACTTTACCGTCTAACTAACGGGTTTCCGACGGCCCTATTGCTGGGTGAGCGTAGGGATAGCCACAGACTTATCAGACCCCATGGCAGGATACGCATAGTATCCGGGGGACGGACTGGCCTCCGATAGCTGGGACTTCCAGTAAGGCATCTGTGGGTAAACGGTGTCGCATACCCCTCCCTGGTCCGCAGCCCTGTCTTTATGACGGGGGGGAGAAGCGGAAAGCGGAATATTGCCTTTTTTTAGAATAATTAAGTCAGTAATGTTGACATAATTGAATTGGGCATATGTCTTGCAATTATATATATAATAATAAGTGTTATATATAAGGTGTTATTAGAATCCCTACCAAGGATAGATAGTTAATAGGATATATATAATGGTTATTAAAAAGACAGTTATAGAAGATAATAAAACGGCGGTCGGCGATGCTGCACCTGCGAAGAAGATAGGTCGTCCTAAAAAGCCAGAAGATCAAAAATATAAACACACCACAAGACATTCGCCTGAAGAATCAGACAATACGAAAAAATTACGTGAAGTTGGTGTAAATGCTGGATTATGGTCGGTTCCATTGCCAGTAGGTCGGCCAACTAAATATACGCCGGATATGTGCCAACAGGTCATAGAACTGGGCGCACAGGGCAAAACGCTTAAGGGAATTGCCGCAAAATTAGGCATTACGTCCGAAACATTGAACGATTGGCGTAAAAACAACAAAGAATTTTCTTTGGCTGTAAAAGCTGCGCTTGCATTATCGCAAGAATGGTGGGAAGAATTGGGGCAGTTGGGTGCAGCTGGGCAAATTGAAGGCTTCAATGCAACTTCGTTTATCTTCAATATGAAGAACCGCTTCCGTGAAGATTACACAGAAATCCGCGAAAATCGCATCACTGGTGCGGATGGTGGACCTGTTCAGGTGGAAAACCGACAAGTTATAGATATGCGGGCATTAAACCCAGAAGCACGGGAAGCCATGATAGCGGCATTAGAAGCAGCAGTAGAAAGTGACGATGATGCTACTGTCGATACCGGGGATTGAGAAGGTAACGGGAAACGCCGCGCCAGTTGATCGGGAAGCATCACTTCATAATGGTTATGCCGCCCGTTACGAAGAAAGCCTATACGCATTCATGAAAGCGGGTTGGAAGTATATTGATCCAAACCCGTTTAGTCCCGGTTGGCATATGGAGGCTATTGCGGAGCATTTGGAGGCAGTAGCGGATGGCGATATACGCCGCTTGATTATTAATCAGCCGCCAAGAACCTCTAAATCATCGATGCTGGTGGCATTTGATGCATGGGTATGGGCACAACCTACTATAACTCCAACTACTGGTCCGGGCGTTCAATTCCTTCATGCTTCATATGCCCAAACGCTGTCTATTAGGGATAGCTTAAAGACTAGACGCCTTATTGAATCGCCTTGGTATCAAAGCTATTGGGGCAACAACTTTAAGATCACATCGGACCAGAACACCAAGATCCGTTTTGAAAACAGCGCAGGTGGTTACAGGCTGGCCACTTCGGTTGGCGGTGCGCTAACGGGAGAAGGTGGATCGGTAATTCTGATAGACGATCCTCATAACGCCGTAGAAATGGAATCAGAACTGGTTCGGCAGGGGACGATTGACTGGTTTGACAATTCGCTGTCCACCCGTCTGAACAATGCCAAGACGGGTGCCATGATCTTGGTTATGCAGCGGCTACATGAAGATGATCTGACAGGCCACATCTTGGCACGGGACTATGATGACTGGACGCATCTAATGCTGCCGATGCGATATGATTTGGAACGTGCCAAAATTATCTACCCAAATATCATTGGATGGTCTGACCCCAGAACCTATGACGGCGAACTGTTGGTGCCGGATCGGTTTGATGAACAATCTGTTTCATTATTAGAACGCCAGCTTGGTCCGTATGGCGCTTCTGGTCAGTTGCAACAGTCTCCATCGCCAAAGGGAGGCGGTATCATTAAACGGGATTATTGGGAGCCGTGGGAGCAAGAAGCATTCCCACCCATGGATTATATCCTTGCCAGCGTTGATACCGCTTATGGAACCAAGCAATTTGAAGGTGATTTTAGTGCGATAACCATTTGGGGCGTATGGCGTGACACGGGTAAAGCGACTGGTCTGACTAGTCGGATTATTGGTCCAAACGGCGAAATCATATTAAACCGCATTTCTAATCTGGAAGATGGCGCTGAAGTCCCAAGGATCATGTTAATGAATGCTTGGCAGGGAAGGGTTGAATTTCATGCTTTAGTTGAAAAAGTTGCTGAAATGGCCCGTAAAATGAAGGTTGACACCGTTTTAATTGAAAATAAGGCTGCTGGTATTAGTGTTGCACAGGAAATACGGCGTATATACGGACATGAGGATTGGGGCGTATTGTTCTTTGATCCAAAGTCTCAAGATAAAATTGCAAGAACTTATTCTGTCCAGCATTTATTTGCCGAAGGATTAATTATGGCCCCGCTTGATAGGGCGTGGGCAGAAATGGTTGTGACGCAATCAGAACAGTTTCCTAAGGGAAAACATGACGATTTGCATGATACAGTGACACAAGCGTTGTCATGGTTGCGATCTACGGGTATGATAGAACGTGGCGCTGAGCGTACTGCGGCTTTGGCGGATTCGAAAACATTTAGGGGCAGTTCGCAGGATGCTCCGCTTTATCCGGTGTAACACATGGCATTAACTCCTGGCCTCAATCCAAATCTGCGTCTTGATCAAGATCAGGATCAGGCGGCTCCTGTTGAAGGAATGGATGTCATTGTTGAAATGGCGGATGAAAACGAAGATATGCCTGAAATGGATATTGAGGGCAATATTCTGCGTATTGAGCATCCAGACGGATCAATTAGCATTAGCTTGGACGGCAAACCGTTAGACGCTGGTAAGGGTAAAGATAAAGACACAAGCTGGTATGCTAACTTAGCCGAAGACTTAGAAGAAC